GGAATTAGAGAAACCGAAAGTTCATTCTTGATTTTCTTTTGTTTTTTTTAGTTTTGGTTGATTTCGTGCCGGGTTTTGTTTTTGTACTCTTTTTCCCCTTTTTAAAAGATTTCAAGGATTTTTTTGCGTCCCCTGGTTTGTAGGAGAGAAACCATTCTTCATATTCTTTTGTACCATTCATACCCTTTAATTCGCGATATTTCGCGGCCTTTTCGGCACGCATTTCTTCAATTGTCTCTTGATGCCCCAAACAATCAATACTGAATCTTTTGAGTAACCCCTTTTGCGTCAATCTGTTTTTTTGTTGCACTTCAAAAAGAAATTTTGACATGCATAAAATACGATTTACATCATAGTAGTTTCGTTCGGCGTACAAAAATGCCAAATAATAACTTAACATGGTGTCTATCGTAGCTATTTTTATTTTTTGACCGTCAATGCTTACAATGTTGTAACTATGACACGCAATTGGGGTATAAATAAAAGCAACCGTATCCTTACCGACCTGTATTTGATAATGTTCTGGAATAACTTCTCCGAGAGCCGGTCTTTTTATCACTTTTGCGTTCTTGATTCCAATTTCCTTGAGTCTTTCCACCACGATTTCAGCAGTCATCTCGGGTTGTTCTGATAACACATCAAAATCCGGTATTTTTTCCAATTTTCTGCGTAAATTAGCGGGCATGTATTTTGCATACATTGAAATGGCGTAACCACCAAAAAAAACAACGGACTGATTCACCAATGTATTTTTGACATTTTCATAAATTTCATCACTCTTTTCCGAATTCTCTCGTCCCTCTACATTTCTCTGGAAATCAACATGAGCGCATTCTTCGCTTCCCAAAGGATAATAGTTATTCAATAAGGACAACCTTTTCAATACTTTTTCCCATCGAGAAATATCGCCCGCGGGGCGACTTAATTCCAAATACATGGACATTCTCAAATAATTGGGGGGCGCATACAATATACCACCGACACTCACCGCTTCCTTTTTCAAGGTTTGAAATAATTCTTTGGGTAACAAAGTAATGTCCGCAATAGGAATGAAATTCACATATACCTTGTATGTTCCGTGATGTTGTCCGGATTTTGCTTCTACTTCAGTAAAACCTTCTCTCAAATAGAGGTCGGCTAATTCTTTTGCATCTTCCAGCGCAGAAGGACTGAAAAAATCGTAATCTGGGATTTCAATGTCTGTATTGTAAAATTGGTCCTCCTTGGGAAGCAACGCATTAATAGCGGTGCCACCATAACAAATAACACCTTTCTTTTTCATGAAATTTTCCAACAAGACAATCATGCGCTTCACTTCTGGAGAATTTACAATCTGTTTTCCTATTTTTTTTTCGGCATTATCAACCGCCATACGCAGAATAGCCAATTCACATTCAGCGAAAGTTAAACCGTCACATTTTTTTGATGTCATCTTTTTATTTTAGGTTTTTTTTAGTTTTGTTTCGGGTTTTTCTTGTATAAACGAGAGAATATATTTTTACCCGTGTTTTCATTTTTATTTTTCTCATTTTTATCTTAATGTTTCCGGTTTTAGAACAAATGCGTATCCAGCATTATCAAAGAATAATATGTTTTCTTGTAAATTTGTGTCAATGATTTGATATCTCATTGCAATCATTTGACAACCAGTTTCCCTACATACGATTGGATTCATATTTTCTGGATTTGATCCTTTGTCTGGCATAGCAATTGTCATGTTTTCTTTATTGTAATCTTGTAATTCCACAATATCCGGTGTATTTTTCACATCATAGTATCTTAAAGCGTGCATAAACATTGAATTTGAAGTTATGTTAACATATTCATAAAAGTTTTTGTTTTCCATAAATGCAGTGTTTGACCTATCTACAATGACTATGATTTTACCAGTTAAATCCAGAATTTTTGCATCGCCAATGTTGTCACCATGATTTTCAAAACTGTATTGGGAACCTAAAAAGTAATTATCGTATTTTTTGAATATTTTTGCTAAATTAGTATACATATTTTGATTGTTACTTTTAATTCTCAAGTGAAACAAAATTGGGTCGTTTGAATTTGGTGCAGTTCCATTTGCAAATGCATAATTTGCAACAACATTCATGATATCGGAAAAATTAATATAGTTGTATGTTTCCTTAATATAAAAACTATCTTCTGTTGAAGTAGCTACGACGGGATTATCGTTAATGGAATAAATTTCGAAATCTAACCCCCGAACTCCCTGTTTTAGCAAATCTTTCAAAACACAAGTGCTTACATAATCGTTTTTGTAACTACCGCCACTACAACAATTATACGCCGATTTAATGTAATAATCCTTTAATGTGTATTGACAGTTTGGGTCATTTGGGTTCATTGATTTAATATATCCATCAACTGAACCATAAATGGAATCCATATAACTGCATTCTCTCCTCAACAAATTTCTTATGTAAAAATAATAAATTAAAACACAAATAATTAAAAGAATTAAAACGACAAATAAAATCGTGGCTGCGAAATTGTCATTCATGTTAGAAACCATATTCATGGCTTGTGAAATTAAATTCGTTTTTTGATTTGTTGATGAATTATTCATTATTATTATATCAAAATATTATTATTCTATAAATAAAAAGTTAAAAATATTTTTTGTACTATATCTATAGTATAAAAATTATAATATAATTGTAGTATAATAACCAAAAATGGCTGGCGGATTAATGCAATTAGTCTCTCAAGGACAACAAAATGTCATATTAAATGGAAATCCAAGCAAGACATTCTTTAAATCTACATACCACAAATATACAAATTTCGGTTTACAGAAGTTTCGAGTTGATTTTGAAGGAGCAAAAACTTTACGCCTTTCTGAAGAATCAATGTTTACATTCAAAATACCTAGATATGCTGATTTATTAATGGATTGCTATTTAAGTGTTGAATTACCCAATATTTGGAGTCCGATTGTTCCTCCTGTAGTGGATAGTGCTACAACAGAAAATAATACTGGAAGATGGATTCCTTACGAATTTCGTTGGATTGAATATATCGGAGCACAAATGATTTCAAAAGTAACGATTACTTGTGGGAATCAAACCTTACAAGAATTTTCGGGCGAATACATTCTTGCGTCAGTTCTTCGTGATTATTCCACCGAAAAACGCGCTCTTTTTGAAAAAATGGTCGGACATGTACCCGAAATTTATGATCCTGCTAATTCAGGAACTCGTGTGAATTCTTATCCCAACGCCTATTATACCACCAATTCAGCTGGAGCGGAACCTTCGATTCGCGGAAGAATATTATATATTCCTTTAAATGCTTGGTTCAATTTGAAATCACAAATGGCATTTCCCCTCATTGCTTTGCAGTATAATGAGTTGCATATTAATGTGACAATGCGACCGATTCAAGAACTCTTTCAAATTCGTGATGTGTATGATGGTACAAACAATTATCCTTATATCGCACCCAATTTCAATCAATATTATATGCAATTTTATCGATTTTTGCAGACACCACCAGATGTATCTCTTGGTGTGGGTTCTTATGTAGATTTAAGAACAATTTGGAATGCGGACATACATTTAAATTGTACTTATTGTTTTCTCTCCAACGCAGAATCTCGTGTTTTTGCTTTACAAGAACAAAAATATTTATTTAAACAAGTGCGACAAAGTAAATTTTACAATGTGACGGGTTCAAATAAAGTGGAACTTGATTCGATTGGAATGATTGCAAATTATACCTTTTACATGCAGAGAAGTGATGCCAATTTGCGGAATGAATGGTCGAATTATACAAATTGGCCGTATAATTATTTACCTTATGACTTACTACAGGCTCCTACGAGTGGAACTTATCCAATTACAAGAACAAATCCAAATGGAAGTACTGTAACAGTAGATATTGGTCCAGGTGTGAATGCTGACGGTCATTTAACGGGTTGGATGATTACAGGAAACTACAATTTAGAAAATGAAAAAAATATTTTATTGAATATGGGAATATTATTGGATGGTTCTTATAGAGAAAATATACAACCAAGTGGAATTTATAATTATATTGAAAAGTATACAAGGACATCTGGGAACGCTCCAGATGGATTGTATTTTTATAATTTTGGGTTGAATAGTTCAAATGTCGACTTGCAACCTTCGGGAGCAATCAACATGAGTCGTTTTAATCAAATTGAATTGGAATTAAATACGATTGTTCCCTCATTAGACCCTTACGCTCAATCATTGGCAATTTGCGACCCTGCAACTGGTGTAGTGATTGGTATCAATAAACCAACCTGGAGAATTTACGATTACAATTTTAATCTGGTTCTTTTTGAGGAAAGATACAACATGGTAGTTTTTGTTGGTGGAAACTGTGGACTCATGTATGCGACATAATTTGACGCGATTTTTTTACATATCACAGTTCGGCGTTTGCCGGAAGAGGTCCTACATCAGTGAACTGTCCGGAAAGTGTTTGTCTTTCTTGATATTGAGGAGCATGTGCTTTTTCCAATTCACTTGGCTCTGGACTGTATTTTTGATTGAAAATGAGTGTACCATCGTCAAATACTTTTCTCCAAGTGTTGTAGCCAACTTTATATTCAGGAACTTTTGCATAACGGGTATCTTGCATGTAAACGCCAGCCTTAGTTCCAATGTCTGTTGTTAAAACCGAAAAATTAGGAACGATACCATTTGTTAATTTCCCCGAATCATTGTAACCTGGAACTTCTTGTGTTAACATTTTTTCGGGAGGAATAGGTGGTTGACAACCGGTGCAATCGATATCGCTGGTACATTGTTCTCCAGTTTTGGAACAAGTTGCATTGGGTCCGCACATATTTTCGCAACTTGTAGTTGTATTAATGGGTAAATCCACGGTATGATTTGTGGATGGGTCTCCGCGGTCAACGGTGAAACACTCGACCATGTGTTTTGTTAAATAAACTCCCCAGTGAATAACACCAATGTAAAGTAAAACAGAGAAAACGGCTAAAGAAATTGTAAAGAGTGAATTTCTGGAAAATTTAAACATTTTTGTTTATCGTGTTTTCTACTATTTTTGTATATATATCCTCTAATATATACAAAGACAAATTTTACTTTTCTTTTACAGCTCAAGATTTTATACTCATAAATATTTCAAATCTTTTTATTGTCTAAACTTTTTACAACCGGCATTTTAACGGAAAATTATTTTTCATTTAGAGAGAAAGAGAGAAAATATTTTATTCTGGTATTATAAGTACAAGTATTGGTAAATTTCATAAAAATGACGGAAAAAAAAGAACATAAAAATAAAATCAACGAGAAAAAGGATGAAAATGAAAACAAAGATACACTTTCATCAATCATGTCTATTTTTACTTCAATTTTAACTTTTGGTATTATTCTTATTATTGGTACTTTGACGCTATATAGTGTTCGTGCATCTCAAACCGGATTGATTCCAACAAATGTCGATTGTAATCCGTATACAAATATCCAAGGAAAATTAGACAGTGTAAATGTAAATATAAATGTTGTAAAAAATGGAGAAGATTTGTATTCAACAAAGCTTAATTTTCCAATTGAAGAAAATTTATTACAAATGGAAAAAGGATTAATTGGGTATTTGAAAAAAATGATTTATGGAGAAAAAGCATCTGCCTATAGTTTGTATATTGGTAGAACAATGGAGAAGGTAATGTCGGTGAATTTTTCGTTTGTGAATACTGTTTACAATACTTTGAATAGTTCTTTACCCGAAAGTGTCATTCTTTTTGTTGGTCCAATGATAATGTTTTTTATACAGTTTATCTCCGTTTTTGTAAACATTTGTTTACTTGTTTATTACTGGTTCTACAACATTTATTTGGTTTTTAGCACAAAAAGACAAGAGAATGGTGAAACATCTTGGAAGGAACATAGTATTTTCAATATTTTTAATTTGGGTTGGTCTGCATTTTATTATTTTATATTTTTCTTATTATTTTGTTTTTGCGGCCTTTTCGTACTCCCTACTACGGCTCTCTTTATTTCACTTTATTGTATTTTTTTCCCATTGTTTTTGAAATCTAATATTGTAAGGGGGGATAATAAAGTAAAAAGTTTTAGTTTGAAACAGGCAATTATAGACACATTTACATTCAAAAAAAGCATTATTATGTATATGCTATCGTTAGTCATTATTAGTAGTGTTTCAAAAGGATTTAGTTCTTATGTATTAGTTGGAACGATACTAGGTTTTTTGATTTTGCACTTTTTTACAGACATTTACAAACAATATTTGCCAAAAGCAAGTGATTTTTCTACTTCAGGGCTTGCCTCTTTTGACTCGGTACAAATAGAAACAGAATCTATAAAGGAAGAAACTTTATCCACATTTCAAACCATCTTGAAAAATGTGCTTTAATAAAATAGTAAATAAATAGTAGTTCACCGAAATTTAGGGTGAGTTTGTCTCATTATTATTTTTGGTGGGTGTAATATAATAAATAAAATACACAATTTATTATATTTATGGGTTGCAACTATTATGTTTTGAAAATTTTACAGATTTATTATAGTGAGAATAACTATTTTGAAATTGAATTAGATAGAATACGGGGATATTATAATGACGACCAATATGACGAAGATGAAGACGACTACGAAGACAAACTACAACAATATGTAAAATATACCTTGACACCTAAAATGAAACCTATTCTTATATACAATAATAATAGTTTCAATAAATTATCTTCTGAAAAAAAATATAAAACTCGGGTAGAAAAAATAATAAATAGTATGTCTCATAATTGGTCTGATATTACGAAGATTATAAAGATAGAAAAACGACACGAAGTATAAATACAATTTATAATAAGAAAATTTATAATAAGAATTTTACTCAAAAAGTTTATTCAATTTGCTGTAACTATCAGGATTATTTAGTTTACATATTTGATGTGTTCCTCCGTCAATACTGCAACCTGTTGATTTGTTGCAAACTTGTAAACATTCGTCCATTTTTTGTATCCACCTTATATATTTTCCATTTATTACCTTGCTACCGTCAGTTTTAAAGTATACATCTCCACTGTTTTCCATTTTAATAATAGAAACAGTGTTCTTTTTATATTGTTTTTTACACCTTTGAACTTTTTAAATGGAACAAAATCCACTCAAAAAAAACAAAGTTGGGACTTTTCGTTCCCTTGTAAAGTTTGTTTATAGCAACTCGGTTTAAGCGCTTGATTACTTTTCATTTCTCTACATAAATAACTTGGACGCTCTAATTTATTTATCGCATTCTTTGCTATCTTGTAGATGTTTGATGAACCATTACGGTCTCTGTTCCACAACCCACAACCGCTCTTACAGCGCAGTAGTCCGTGAATTAACCGTAATTCATCCTTCTTTTTATTTGGGTGCTTCCTCACCCTAAACTTCTCACACACTCCACCGTCGCAATTAGAACATTTACAACTGGTTCTAAACTCATCTACCAGAAACACTTGGTAATTATTTTTACGAAACAGGTTTCGCATTCCCTTTCCAAGTGTGGGTTCTTTGTATTTCATTTGCTTCCGTTGTTCCCAATCTCCTATACAAATTACGACTTCGTCAGGATTACCAAATATTTTCTTAAATTGGTTTATCATCTTTTGTTCGTTGCGTTTTGTATTGATATGCCTACCAAACTTTAATTTACGGAACAACTCTTTTCTGTAAAAACCAAACAATGTATGATTGATACGATTTTTCGCTTGTAAATATTCCTTGAACTTTGTAATATCCAGCGTTTTTCTATTGTAATGAGACAATTCAGTTTCATATTCTATAACAGTTTTCTCGTGTATCTTATTAGTTTTCATAGCAAGAACGATATTATTATATTTTTTTAGTTTGGTTTCTTTCCTTCGTTGGTCTTGCGAATAATGGAAAGTAGTAGCATCTTTGGTTGAACCATCAACACAATAAATCAAATCGCATTTCCCAGCATCAATTCCAATAATCTTCATAGTTTGTAAATGCGTCGTATCACTCAATTCGTCAATATACATTTCTTTTGAACCAGTTTTTTTCATCATCGGCAGTTTCTTGCCTACCAAATCCTTACGCAACAACAATACACTAACGCCAATTCCATCAGTAGAAATCATATGATGAAATGAATAATCTGTTTTACGAAACAACTTCTTTTCCGTTCTAAAAAAGAACTTCCAAATCTTATCTTCGTTCTTTTTCAAATTGCCTTCCGTTTTGAAAAATCCTTTATTTCCTTGTTCTTTTCTCAATAGCAGATTTACCAATGTAGTTGTATCCAATCGTATATAACTGGGTGTTATGCTACTTCGCAATGGAAACACATTATTTATAGTTTCCAACTCATTTTCTACTCGTTTCATCATAAAAATCATACTGGGAAAATATTCCATTGGACTACATTTCAAATCATAATATATACTTTTCTTTTCATATTTGATTTTGTTCGGTAGCACATTCCGTTTTTGCTCGGTAATCCATTTGTGATAATATGGTTTAGATGTTAGAATAGTTGTATCCACATTCAGTAAGTCATTCTTAATTTTTCGTAGTTCGCTACATAATGCTCTTATTCTTGTTTCTCGTTCTACTTTTGTTTTTCCTAATTTTCTAATTTTATCGGTTATAAGTTTCTTTTTCCAAACAACATTTACATACCGCTCGACATAATCCACATAATGTAATTGGATGTTGTTCTCATACATCGTGATAACATCTTCTTTCAAATAATCTAAAACTGTATTTAATCCAGCATAATCAATTGGGTCATTTTGCGTAGTCGGCAAATAGTGTTCCTTGTAAAAAGCAGTGAGTTTCTCTTTCATTA